AAATAGAGCTCAAATGGAAATTGGAAGTTTTGAAAGTAAAAAACATAATTTATTACATTACGTTTCAACTTTACAGGAAAAATTAAGTATACTGCAAGCTGAGTTTGAAAAGACTTATGGTACAGCTGATATTAATATTCAAGATGGTACTATAAATCATAATAAAGATGAGCAAACTAATTAGGAAAATTACCGTAGGTAAAGACTATAAAAATGACGCTATGCATTACGCTGTGGGTCAAGAGGTTTACGGGGGACATAAAATTATTGATATAATAGAAGAGGAAGATAAATACTCTATTTATATTAAGAAGAATAAAGATGTTTTACCTTGGAAAGACTTTAACAAGAACATGGCTATATCTATAGAATATAACTTAGAATATTAAAATTATGAGAAATACACCGCTAAAGGCATTTGCCACTCCATTAAAACATGGTAAACTTAAAGATTTTCAAAAAGGCATAAAAGGACATAATCCGGATACTATGTCAGCGAAGCATGAAGATTTTCATAAGACTCAATCTGAGAAACAACATAAGGACCCGAAAAAATAATGAAAGCGCCTTTTGACTTCGTTATAGAGCCAAAGGGAAATAGATATAACAATACTACTAACGTCGGATCTTCGGAGTTGATACTTAACACTGAGATTTATAATCACCAGTTTGTGAATAGACAAGCTATTGTTAAATCTGTTCCCACTGCTTTTAAATCAGAGATACAATCAGGAGATGTTATTGTAACTCACCACAATGTTTTTAGACGTTGGCATGATGTTAAAGGTAAAGAAAGAAATAGTAGAAGTTTCTTTAATGAAAATACTTATCTCGTGAAAGAAGATCAAATATTTTTATATAAAAGAAACGGAGAGTGGAAAGCTCCTAAGGGATATTGTTTTGTACAACCTATTAAGGAAAGAAAAAATTTAGAAGTAGATCAAGAAGAATCATGTATTGGTATAGTTAAACATACTGATGGTTCTTACGAAAAAGGAGATCTAGTAGGATTCACACCTTTTTCAACATACGAGTTTGTAGTCGATGGAAAGAGGCTATATAGAGTTATGACACAATTTATTACAATTAAATATGAATACGAAGGAAACGAAGAAGAGTATAATCCAAGCTGGGCAGAAAGCAGTAGAAGAACTGATTAAAGTTGCTAAAGAACCTATCGTAGATTCAGACGACGATATATCAGCAGATAGATTAAAAAATGCCGCGGCTACTAAAAAATTAGCTATATTTGACGCATTCGAAATACTTAACAGAATTCAAGAAGAAGAGAACTTACTCGAGGGCAAAACACCTGAAGAGGCAGAGAAAAAAGTCTTTAAAGGATTCGCAGAAGGTAGATCTAAGTAATGTACAAGCAAAGTTTAGTTAATACAGTTGAGCCTATTAAAAAAACCACGATCACTAGAATGAATCGAGGTAAGAAATGGAAATACGGTTACAACAAAGAACATGATTTAATTGTGTTATCGCACAATGGAGTTATAGGTGAGATTATAGAGATACAAAATTTAATTATAGCGCTACCGAAACCACCTAAAGAAGTATATACGCATCCAAAGAATAAGTGGGTTAAGCAGGAATATCCTAAAGAGCTCCAGAGGATCAAGAACATATTCGATTGGAGGGGTTATCCGGAAGGCAGTAAAGAAAAATGGTACGATTATATAGACGAAGAATTTAAACGACGAGATGAAGGATTCTGGTTCACGAATAATGGTAAACCAACCTGGATAACCGGTACGCACTATATGTATTTACAATGGAGTAAGATTGATGTTGGAGCTCCAGATTTTAGAGAAGCAAACAGATTGTTCTATATATTCTGGGAAGCCTGTAAAGCAGATAAAAGATGTTACGGAATATGCTACCTTAAAAACCGTAGATCAGGATTTTCTTTTATGTCGTCAGCAGAAACAGTTAATTTAGCTACTATATCAAGTGATAGTAGATACGGTATACTATCAAAATCAGGTGCAGATGCAAAAAAAATGTTTACAGATAAAGTTGTTCCTATATCAATTAACTACCCGTTCTTTTTTAAACCTATACAAGATGGAATGGATCGTCCAAAATCCGAGTTGGCTTATCGTGTACCCGCTAGTAAGTTTACGAGAAAGAAGATTACAGAGAACGAACAACTCGAAGATATTAAAGGATTAGATACAACTATAGATTGGAAGAATACGGGAGATAATAGTTACGATGGAGAAAAACTTAACTTATTAGTTCATGATGAAAGTGGTAAGTGGGAAAGACCAGACAACATATTAAACAACTGGAGAGTTACAAAAACGTGTTTAAGGTTAGGTAGTAGGATTGTTGGTAAATGTATGATGGGTTCAACTTCTAACGCCTTAGACAAAGGTGGAAGTAATTTTAAAAAATTATACAATGCTTCAGATGTTACTTCAAGAAACAAAAACGGACAAACAAAGTCTGGTTTATATTCTCTGTTTATCCCAATGGAGTGGAACTACGAGGGATTTATTGATGAATTCGGACATCCAGTTTTTGATAGTCCAGATCATGATGTACTCGGACCAGACGGTGAACTAATAGATGTAGGTATAATAGAACATTGGGAAAACGAAGCAGAAGGATTAAAATCAGATAGTGATGGTTTAAATGAATTCTACAGGCAATTCCCAAGAACTACAGAACATGCGTTTAGAGATGAGGCTAAGAATAGTATTTTTAATCTCGTCAAAATATACGAACAGATAGATTATAATGAAGGAATAGGTAGCACTGCAAATATTAATATTGGGAATTTCCAATGGGTGAATGGAGTCAAAGACACGCGAGTTATATTTTACCCAGATCCAAAGGGTAGGTTTAAAATAAGTTGGACACCTCCACAACATATGCAGAGTAAGATAATTCAAAAGAACGGTATTAAATATCCTGCGAACGAACATATGGGAGCTTTTGGATGTGATAGTTACGATATATCAGGAACTGTTGATGGTAAAGGATCTAATGGAGCTTTACACGGATTAACGAAGTTTTCAATGGAAGATTGCCCACCTAACCATATGTTCCTGGAATATATAGCTAGACCCCAAACAGCTGAGATATTCTTTGAAGACGTATTGATGGCTTTAGTATTTTATGGAATGCCATTACTCTGTGAGAATAACAAACCAAGGTTGTTATACTATTTAAGAAGGAGAGGATATAGAGGTTACTCGATGAACAGGCCAGATAAAACTTGGAACAAACTATCTGTAACAGAAAAAGAAATAGGTGGAATACCTAACTCAAGTGAGGATATTAAACAGGCTCATGCCGCTGCTATTGAGATGTATATCCAAGATCACGTTGGTCACTTAGGTGATGGAAATTATGGAAACATATATTTCAACGAAACATTAAACGATTGGAGTAGATTTGATATAAATAGAAGAACGAAATTTGACGCATCTATTAGTTCTGGTTTAGCTATAATGGCTTGCAATAGACATTTATATACTCCAAACGCAAATATAGAAAAACCAAAATTAAACATCAATATTGCTAAATATTCAAATACAGGTGGTATGTCTAAATTAATTAAAAAATAATATGAGAGGTAATCATAATTTTCCAAGTCAAGTAGTTAGCGATAACGAGAAATCATCCCATGATTATGGGATGAAAGTCGCGCAAGCTATAGAAGCTGAATGGTTTGACGGAGAAAGAAACGGAAATAATAGATATTCTAACTACATTAATAATTATCACAAGTTAAGATTATACGCTAGAGGAGAACAATCAATACAAAAATATAAAGATGAATTATCTATTAATGGTGATTTGTCTTACTTGAACCTAGATTGGAAACCAGTGCCAATTATACCTAAGTTCGTAGATATTGTTGTTAACGGTATATCAGAAAGACAATATTCTATAAAAGCTTATTCTCAAGATCCGTATGGAGTAGAAAAAAGAACAGCTTATATGGAAGGTATACTTAACGACATGAAAGCTAAAGAGTTCGATCAAATGGCTAAGAACTTGATGAACGTTGATTTAAAAGAAAATAAAGAAGAGGACATACCAGAAACTCAAGAGGAACTAGATTTACACATGTCATTGAATTATAAACAAGCCGTGGAGATAGCGGAGGAACAAGCTATCAACGTTCTACTTGACGGAAATAAATACGACTTAACTAGAAAGAGGTTAATATATGATTTAACCGTTTGTGGTATAGCTGCTTCAAAAACTACTTTCAACACAGCTGAAGGAGTTACAATAGAATACGTTGATCCAGCTAACTTAGTTTACTCTCACACTGACTCCCCTTATTTTGATGACATATACTACGTTGGAGAAGTTAAGTCTATTCCAATAAACGAACTAATAAAACAATTCCCAGATATAACAGAGGGAGAACTAGAGGATATTACGAAAAACAATAATAAATATAATGGTAGGTTTAATAGTAGACGTCATGAAGAAGATAAAAATAAAATAGATATTCTTTATTTTAATTACAAGACTTATATTCATGAAGTTTACAAAGTAAAAGAAACATCAACTGGCTTACAAAAACTTATAGAAAAAGATGATAGTTTCAACCCACCAACAGGGGAAGATTTAGCTTTTGAAAGAATTGGTAGAAAAATAGAGTGTTTATACGAAGGAGCCTTAGTGTTAGGAACTAAGAAAATGCTTAAGTGGGAAAAGGCTAAAAATATGATGCGCCCTAAAAGTGACTTCAATAAAGTTACTATGAATTACTCTATAGTAGCTCCAAGAATGTACGAGGGAAGAATAGAATCACTTGTAGGAAGAATAACAGGATTTGCTGATATGATACAGTTAACTCATTTAAAGCTTCAACAAGTTATGTCTAGAATGATTCCAGATGGAATATATTTAGACGCAGATGGTTTAGCAGAGATCGACTTAGGTAACGGGACTAACTACAACCCACAAGAAGCTTTAAACATGTTCTTCCAAACCGGTAGTATTATAGGTAGATCAATGACTATGGATGGCGCTCAAAACGGTGGTAAAATTCCTATTCAAGAAATACAATCTGGTGGTGGAGCTAAAATGCAGAGTTTAATAGGTACGTATAACTATTATCTACAAATGATTAGAGATACAACCGGGTTAAACGAAGCTAGAGACGCTGCAACTCCAGATCCAAAAGCTTTAGTTGGAGTACAAAAACTAGCAGCAGCTAATTCGAATACAGCAACGAGACATATATTACAAGGTGGAGCGTTTATAACACAAAGTGTATGTGAGCAACTTTGTTTAAGAATATCAGATATATTAGAATACTCTCCAACAGCAAATGCTTTTGTACAAGCTATTGGATCTCACAATGTAGCTACACTTCAGGAGATGAAGAATTTACATCTTTATGATTTTGGTATATTCTTAGAGTTAGCTCCAGATGAAGAGGAAAAACAATTGTTAGAAAACAATATACAAACTGCTCTTTCTCAACAAACGATAGATTTAGAAGATGTTATTGATTTAAGAGAAATTAAAAATATCAAGTTAGCAAACCAACTTCTTAAAATCAGAAGAAAAAAGAAAATGCAGAAAGACCAGCAGATGCAACAAGAGAATATGCAAGCTCAAGCAGAGGCTAACGCACAACAAACTCAAGCTGCAGCTCAAGCCGAAATGCAAAAAGCTGCTGCCGCTGTTGAAAATGAAATTAAGATCGAAACTCAAAAAGGAGAAATAAAGAAAGGTACGTTACACGTTGAAGCTGAAGTTAAGAAAATGTTGATGGACCATGAGTTCGAATTAAACATGAAAATGAAGCAAATGGAGTTGGAGATG